ATTGTTGGATCTGGATGATCCACAAAAGTGTACACCTGGTTTATATCAGGTGATACGGGGTGTAATCAACGATAATAAGGAAGACTTGGATACTATACCAAAAGAATCAATGGAATTCTTGCAGGATAAGATGGTCTCAAGTCTACCATTTAAAAAGGAGATAGTATAATTATGTCAATTGGTAGAGCATTCAAGGAAGTTGCTAGGTATATGAAAAAAGAGGGTATGTTTCTAAAGGGATATAAAAACACGGGAGCCCCTAATACAAAGAAGGGTGGTACTCAATTTAAAAACATAAGTGGTGGAGGATGGCTTAGCAAAGCGTTATCGGGTGTAGTTAAGAAACGACTTAGTACTGTAAGGAAAAAGAGGTCAGGAATGCTAAGCGGTACTGCTAGTAAGATTGTTAAAAAGAAATAAAGGAGACTGAATAATGCCACAAGGTAAAGGAACATACGGTAAACAGGTTGGAAGACCCCCCAAAAAAGGAAAGAAAAAGAAAGCAGTAAAAAAACCTGCTACTAAGAAAAAGCGAATAAGCTACTAAATGAATATACCTCAAGAAATGCTTGATGACTTCAGGAACCACATGTGGGCTTGTTTCAAATACTTGGGCTTAGGAGAACCTACAGGAGCTCAGTACGGTATGGCTGATGCACTACAGAGTGGATCAAACGACATGCAGCTACAAGCTGGACGTGGGTTTGGTAAGTCCGTGATAACAGCATGCTTAGCATCTTGGTTTCTTCTGAAGGATTCGAACTGTACAATCATGGTTGTTTCCGCTACAGGTAACAAGGCAACAGAGTTCATCTCTATGACACGTAGGATCTTAGATCTTGTGCCATACTGTGAACACCTAAAGCCTGGCGATCATACTACTGATAATGCCTTTGCATTCAACGTAGAAGCTAGGACAAAGATTGGACAAGACAAGTCATGCTATGCACGGGGTATTACATCCCAGATAACAGGGTCACACGCTGACTACGTTATCGGTGATGACATCGAAATCGAAGGTAACTGTGAGACTGCTAATGCAAGAGAGAAACTATTATCCAAGGTATCAGAATTCGAACAGATACGTAACGTAGGAGGTCGTGTAATATTTCTGGGTACACCTCAGATCAAGGACTCGATCTACAATCAACTCAAGACTGGCTATCCTGTAACTAAGTTCCCAGCTATAATGCCTGATCTCACTAATCCAATAGAGTCTGAAGATATAAATGAGTGGGTGGTTCAATCTGGGCTAGAGCCTGGGCAAGCTACCCAACCTGAAAGATTCTCAAATGAAATTCTTCTGGAACGTATGGCTAAGATTGGACCCAAGTTATTTGCTTTGCACTATAAGCTTGATACATCCTTGGCTGACTTTGAAAAGTTTCCGTTACGTCTTTCTGACTTGATTGTCATAGACGTACATCCTGACATGTGTCCCGAGAAGATCATATGGTCAAACAGTAAGCCTATGAAGGGCGTACCTGCCTTTGGTTTAACAGGAGATGTTATATATGAACCTATGTGGATAGCTGAAACCTTTGTACCATACTCTCAGCGAGTGATGTACATTGACCCATCGGGTCGTGGGTCTGATGAGACTGCTGTATGTATTGCCTCGTTTGCTAATGGATATATATTCATTCACGAACTTGTGGGTTATGTTGGTGGGTACGAGAAGGGTATACTTAATAAGATCTCACGTCTTGCTTATGACTATGGTGTCAAGCTAGTACGAGTAGAGTCTAACTTCGGTGATGCTATGTTCTGTCAACTGTTGGCACCCATAATGACTGACATCTGTGGCTCTGTTGCTATTGAAGATTTTAGGGTGGGTGGTCGTAAGGAAGCACGTATCATATCAACTATGGAGCCTGTAATGACTCAGCATAGACTGGTATTCGACAAGCGTTCTATATGCCAAGAAGAAACACAGAAACAGATCACACGTATATTCGATAAGCGAGGTGCGTTACCTCATGACGACAGGATAGATTGCTTGGCAGCAGCTGTATCACACTGGGAAGACCAGCTACGTACAGATGTTGATGTGATCATAGATAATAATCGTAAGGCAGCTGAGCAACGACAAGTTGATACATGGTTAGATGATGATAGACGCATGGGTCTATGGTCTAATCACCTAAGTGGTGCTGTAATTAGACGAGAAAAAAACAGACCGCCTATAGACCCTAATAAAGCGGGTTGGGCTGTAAAGGGTCGCTCATGGTCTTGAGAGAGATTCTTTGAATTACCCGGGGGTAACCCTATTAAACCAATGAAATGTCTTAGACGGGCTGTATGGCCCAAAGGAGGAAATCTGATATGCCGATGGGATGGATGATAGGTTTACAAGCAGGTCAAGCTTTGCTAGGAGCTCAGGGTGCAAAGGCAGATGCTGCTATGCAAAAAATGCAGTTTGAAGAACGGCGTTTTAATGCCAGGATGCAAAACCAGATAAAGAATAGAGAAATAGCTAAAGCTAATGCTATGCAATGGATGGCTAATAAAAAGATAGCTGAGTCGGCTAATCAAGAAAGGGCTGAGACTGATTTCTATTTACGTTATAATTTTAATAATGAATCAGGCGAGTTATCTAGACAACACAAGCAATCTAATGACCAAATAGTATCTGCATTATTCAGCAGGGGTATAAGCCCAGACTCTGGTACAGCTAGGGCTCTTATGAGATCTTCTATGGCTAGATCAAAACAAATATTTACTGACAGAAGTATTAATCTTAGCAATGCCTTGATAAGCTCAGAAAGAAAACAACAACAACAATTAGCACAAAGAAACTTTGGCTACAATGCACATATACCATTGATGCAAGAAGAATATAGAGGACAAGATCCGAGTAGTGCATTTAGTACAGCACTTACTACTGGCTTAACTTCAGCTGCTATATCAGGATTCGGAATGGCGGCACAAGCAGACTTCAATGCTGACTATTTGGCGGCACTAAACTCAAGATGATAAAAAAACAAATAGAAATACTGAATAACTTAAGTGGACTAGAAACCAATACTTCTCCTAATACGGAGGATGTTATAGGAGATTACTGGATTAATAGGTCTGAAGATATATTAGAGAAAACTAGTGGTATGGATCCTCTTGAAAGGGCATTAACATGGGATAGAGAAACTAAAGACTGGAGTGGTTGGTCAGCAAATAAAGAATACTACTGGAATACTAAGTACTCGCTTAGTCCTGAGACAGATGAAATAGCTAAGCAATCACATGTTAATATAGAAACAAACATAATATCACAACTATCTAATGAAGAACGTGAGTACTACTTTAGAGACAATGCTTATAAACTACCCAACCACTTATTCAAACGCTTAGAGCCATTGTATAATATTACTGATGCTACATTGACTCAGCTGGGAATAGAAAGAAGCAGGATTAACCAAGAACTAGAGTTCAGTTCTTGGTTAGATAGTAAGTCTGAAGAACTTAAAAAGGTATCATCAGATGTTGGCAAAGATTCAGCTGCAGAATCTTTAAGACTGGCTTATATGAATGATCACATGGAGATTTCTGTTGATGATTATGGTAATGTTGTTGTTCCAAGAAATGGTGAACCATTCAGAGCTCTTGATTTAAAGGATGTAGCTGATATATCTGAAACCATTATATCAAAGGTAGACTTAACTCCAATAGCTTTAAAAGCTGTTAGTCGTGGAATAGAATCTTCTAGACAGGAACAGCTAACATCCGAAAGACAAGCTCTAACAGCACTGAGATTGAAGATTACAAACCCAGCTATAAAAGAAGAGCATAAAAAAAGTATATCTGTAGATTATGCTATGAATATAAGTGATAACCCTAGAGAAGATATCAGTAAAGATATAAGAGATGTAATAAGAACTGATTTAAAAAATGGAAAGATACAGTCTAACAAAGAATTAGCTAACGCTTTATATTTATATCACAAAGATATTAGTAATATTATAAAGGAGAGAATATAAATGGAACAACCAGGCATCACGGGTCCAATACCAACAGGAGTAAACTATACTCCTACGTATACTAGGGAACAAGCTATAGACTTTGGAGTAGAATCGCCTATTGATTCTGGTGCTGAGTTCTATAAGGCTTGGGCTGATGTCTTGGGTTTTGGTGTCGAGTACTTTAAGAACTTAAGGGATATGACGTTTGAAAGAGAGGTCATGAAAATAAAAACAGCAAAGCGACTAGCAGCTGAAGAATTAGCTAGGAAGAAGCAAGATGAGGCAGATGAGAGAGCTAAGGCAACATTAGACCTACAGAGATCGCAAACAGATATGTTGCGTATACAACAAGGTGGTACTAATATACCAACAGGCTTTTCAACCCCTTTAACTTACTTTGAAAGATTGTACCAAGGAGGTCTATATTCACCATGGAACCAACCAATGTAGAGAGTCCAGAAAAAGTAAGACTAGATTTTATCTTTAAACAGATCGAAGATAATAGAAAGTCTAACGAAAATTTCTTAAACATGAAATATGGTTTGGATAATAACGAAGAAAAGCTAGACTACATATTTAAACAAGTCAGTAAAAAAACACCAAAGACTCCTGAAGTTGAGAAGCCTGTTGATACTGATAACTTTGATATGCTTGCATACATTGAACAAAAAGATCCTGAAGTACACGGTAGTATTATATCAGCAGCTAATGCAGATGGATACGAAGATGTCGATAGTATGGTCAAGGATGCACAAAACACAGCTATAAAAGAGCTTAGGGACTGGGCTGATAATGCTATGTTTAAAGAGCAGTATACCAAAGAACATGATAAAGAAATGAACGACATGGGTTTAGTATCAGATGGTGAAGTATCTGATATTAACACTAAAGAAACTGTAATATCCTTTGAGGGAGAACATATTACAGTTCCACCTTCTGAAACTAAAGCACCTAAAGTTCCTCAGGAGCAGTTAGTAAAACTAGGAGAGGAAAAGAAACAAGCTGAGAGATACCACGGTATAGGTTTTGTGACCCTTGAAGAATATTCATATGATAAAGATCTAACAGGTGATGATATTATAAATGATCTACACCGTAATATAGAACTTATGAGTCAAGGTAGCTCTTCCTTTGAAGCTAACATAGCCATGAAATCCCAAGCGTTACAAAACATAGCTAAGTTAATTGGAGCATCTAAAGTACAACCAGAAGCATACAGTAGGTTAAGTGAAGTGTTCCCTGATGTAAACTTTGCAAATCCTAAAGAAGCATATATGTTATTGAAGTATAAAGTACAGTCTGCAGCACAAGAGTTAGCAGTTGCCTATAATGAACAAAGCAGTCCAGAGGGTAGGTGGAATAAGTTTGTTGTAGACATAGGTCAAGAGCACTTTAGTGAGAAGATTGAGTCTACTTTAGATTTACATGAGTTTGTTGAAGATGTTATTAATGATAGAGATTATAAAATATACTCTAGAGCAGAACAGTCAAAGATTTTCTCTATGTATAAATCACTGATGGGTGAGAAAAAGAATTTCTTTACAGAAGTAAAGGAGGACGCAGTACAACGAAACCTCTT